GACGATGCTCTTCAGATTGTAGAGCAGATTCTCCCGTATTTTGGTCCAGAGTACACATTTACTATCAAGGCAATCGACCCAACAGACCAAGACTTGGATGTTCCAATCGTATTTTCATCGGCAACCCTAAGCGATGGCGATGATGGTAGTTACGGTGACTACAGCACCAGAAAAATCACTCTGGCTAACTTACAGTTTGTGGCAAAGACTTACCTGTACGGCCCAGTCAACAAGCAGGGCATCATCACATCCTCCGAAATCAATATATTCGATACAAAGTGGTTTGGCTCAACGGGACCGACCTACGCCAACATCACAGCAACTCCAAAGGCAGGCGTTACGGCGGGAAGTTACTTTGTTTCGGTGACAGGGCCAGGGCCAACGGGCGGAACAGGCGACAAGGCCACCATAACGATCACGGAATACCCGAACGGATAGTGAACCATGAACAACAAGTCTGATATGAACATTGCGAAGGCTCTCGACATCAACCTCCCAGAGGTCGTTGAGGAGAAGCCACTCGTCCCCGTAGAGCCTCCCAAAGCCCTTACGGGAGAGTACCAGTCTCAGGATGCCGACAAGGACTACGAAGAGGTCAGGCGCAATCTGAAGGTGGTTATTGAGCAATCCAATAGTGCCATCCAAGGCATACTGGAACTGGCCGAGGACAGCCAACAGCCCCGTGCGTACGAGGTCGTTGCCCAACTCATTGGACAGACATTGGAAGCCAACACCAAACTGATTGACCTGCACAGGCGCATGAAGGACATCAAGAAGACCGAGGCGGTCAAGCAAACCAATGTGACCAACAACAGCATCTTCGTCGGCTCCACCAACGAACTTCAGAAGATGCTCCGTGACGCACGCAAGAAGGTTGACAATGAGGCCGAAGGTAAGCAATGAAGAAGACAGATGACACTTATTTGGGCAATCCCCTCATCAAGGGGAGCGGCATTCAGATTGAGTTCACGGAAGACCAACTCAAGGAGTACATCCTTTGCTCCCAAGATCCCGTGTACTTCATGGAAAAATACATGAAGATCGTGACTTTGGATCACGGCCTGACCCAGATCAAGTTGTATGACTTCCAACGGGACATCGTTCGGACGGTTCACAGCAACCGATTCACCATCTGCAAGATTCCCCGTCAGTCGGGAAAGACAACATTCCTCATCGGAGAGGTTGTCCACCAGATCGTCTTCAACCGAAACTACAAGGTCGCCATTCTTGCCAATAAACTCAAGACCGCCACGGACATCATGGACCGTGTGAAACTGGTCTATGAGAACCTGCCGAGATGGATGCAACAGGGCGTGGTGGAATGGAACAAGACGAGCATCGCCTTGGAGAACGGCTCAAAGGTCGTGGCCGCATCCACCTCGTCCAGTGCCGTCCGTGGTTCGTCCTATAACTTCCTGCTTCTGGACGAGTTCGCCTTCGTGCCCGACCAGATTGCCGAGGACTTCTTCGCTTCGGTCTATCCCACCATTACGGCGGGTACGACCACCAAGACGGTCATCGTGTCCACCCCGAACGGTATGAACCTGTTCCATAAGTTGTGGACGAATGCCAAGAACGGTCGTTCGGACTTTGTTCCCGTGGAGGCTTACTGGTGGCAGGTTCCTGGTAGGGATGAGAAGTTCAAGCGGGAGACCATCAAGAACACCTCGGAACGGCATTGGACATCGGAGTATGAGTGTGAGTTCCTCGGTTCTCAGGACACCCTCATCAAGGCATCCAAGATTGCATCCCTATCATTTGCCGAACCGATTGCCCAAAGCCCAGAGGGTCTCACGATATACGAAAACCCTAAACCGAACCACCTTTACATGACCCTTGTGGATACGAGTAGGGCAATAGGGCAGGACTACCACGCCATGACGGTCGTGGATGTGACCGAACTGCCCTATAGGATTGTCGCCAAGTACCGCAACAACCAACTCCCCGCCGCCATCTACCCGAATGTCATCATGAACATCGCCACTAAGTATAACTCGGCGTATGTGTTGGTTGAGATCAACGACATCGGACAGCAGGTGGCCGACATCCTCCGTGATGAACTGGAATACGACAATATGATTGAGGTTGTCATCAAGGGCAAAAAAGGTCAGAAACTCGGTGTGGCCTTCGGCGGAGCCAAGACTTACAACGGTATCAAGATGTCCTCCAGTATCAAGAAGATGGGGTGCATGGCCCTAAAAGAAATGATTGAAGGGGACAAACTTATCCTGAATGATTACGATATTATCTCGGAGTTCAGCACCTACATCTCCAAGGCGAACTCTTATGAGGCAAGCACGGGTTACCACGATGACCTTGTATCCACCCTCGTCATGTTTGGGTGGATGACCACTCAGCCGTACTACAAAGATTTGGTGGACATAGATATTCGTAGGCGACTCTATGAAGAGAAACTGAAGAAGATTGAGGACGATCTAACCCCGTTTGGGTTTTTTTCCGATGATGTGGATGACGAAACGGATACGATCAGGGCACTTGCGGAAGAGAGTCGAAAGAAAACTATAAACCGAAAAGACACTTCATGGATGGCTGACGCAGAAGACATCCTCTGAAATAATCAAAGGTATAAATATCCTTTGATATAAAAGTCCCAGATTATCAAGGAGATGACTAAATGGCATTTCAACTCTCACCAGGCGTAAATGTTACGGAGCGGGACCTCACAACAATCGTACCCGCTGTCGCCACGACTAATGCCGCTTTTGTTGGACTTTTCAACTGGGGTCCAGTAGACAAAGCGATATTGATTGATAGTGAAAAAAATCTCGTCAAGACATTTGGTCTTCCCGATAATGATAATTATCGTTATTGGTTTTCTGCGGGAAACTTCCTTGGCTATGGAAACAATTTGACAGTTGTTCGTGCGCTTCGTAACAAGACGGGAGCAAGAAATGCCACACCAGGTGGATTGACTGGTGCTTCAGCAGGTGCGCCACTTTTCAAAAATGAAGATTACTTTGGAAACGCATCCGCTACCGCACACGGCCCATTTATTGCCCGTTATCCGGGATTATTGGGTAACTCACTCAAAGTAGAGTTTCACGGAGCAAGTTTCGGGTCGGCAGGAACTTCCTATTCTTCATGGGAATATTCCGACGAATTCGGATTAGAACCAGGAACCAGTGAAACAGTGGCGAGTTTCGGAGGTTCGAAAGACACATTTAATTTAGTAGTTGTTGATCGTACTGGTCTTTGGACTGGAACTCCCAATACGGTTCTTGAAAGATTTGAAAATATGTCTTTCTATGAAGACGCATATGATGCAAATGGAATTTCACGATTCTTCCGTGAACGCATCAATGAAGATTCTTCTTACATATTCTGCCCACAAACACCTAGCATTATCAATGCTACCACCTTAGTCTCTGGATTGAGTGCGGGTGTTAACGCAGGACAGACCGCTCAATTTGATCAGGTTATATTTGGAGGATTGTCTGGGGAATGGAATCCACCAAGTTTAGTGACATATGTCCTTTCTGGTGGAAAGGGAGAGACCGCTCCATCAACTTCAGCAAATTATCTTGACATCGCTTTTGGCGATGCAAGTGCCTCTGGTGGATACGATGTTTTTAGAGATCCAGAATTAATTGATGTGAACCTTGTTATTGGCGGTCCAGAACACTGCCCAACAGACACAAATGTAAGTAGCACTGTTGCTAAGATGATCAAGGATCGCATTACAGATTTCCGCAAAGACTGCGTTCTCTTCTGTTCTGCCCCAATTGACAATCCATCAAGAGGTGAAACTGATAAGCTTACGATTGCTAAAAACTACCGAAACGATATCGGCTCATCTTCATATGTTGTGATCGACAGCGGTTACAAGTATATGTACGACATCTACAACGACAAGTATCGTTGGGTTCCACTGAACGGCGACATTGCAGGTCTTTGCGCCCGAACTGATGTTACAAACGATCCTTGGTGGTCACCCGCAGGACTCAATCGTGGCCAGGTCAAGGGTGTGGTCAAACTGGCTTTCAACCCAACCTTGACATTCCGTGACGAATTGTACAAGAACAATATTAATCCTGTAGTAACCTTTCCGGGTGAAGGCACGATTCTTTATGGTGACAAGACTGCTCAGGCCAAGCCCTCGGCGTTCGACCGCATCAATGTCCGCCGCCTCTTCATCGTGCTTGAGAAGGCGAT